AGTTAGTGTCCTACGTAATTGCTCTGCAAGATAATCATTCTGTGTAACAGACATTTCTTGCTTAAGAAATTCCCCTCTATCCCAAACTAAACCATTTAGATCAATTGTAATAGTTACATTAGAATGAATGCTCATCAGTAAAACCTCGGTTGGTTTTCAATTTCAACAACAATAGCATCCATAATGCGATTAAAAGACTCAGACATCTGACGATATCCAGATCCAACATATAACTGACCAGCAAATACTGATACAGTAGCAGCACCCCAGAACAGATAATAAAATCTGGACTTAACTTGTGCTCTTAACTTTTCTTTTTTCTTACTCACTTTTAGTTCTTCCATAATAAATTTTATAAGGCGGGACGTTTTAATTCATCATCCTTTAAGGAAATAATGATTCGATTATTTTCATAATCAGCAGAGAACTCAAGTTCTACATCATGTGGCCACATCATCTCTTCATAAAGAGCATTAAGTCGTTCCATATCATCGTAGAGATCGTTGATTCCATCTATCATTTGAATTCACACTCCAACATTAATTGGGTTAGACACGCTAATAGATTTATCTCTTGATCTACAACGAATGCAGACTTATATTGGTATTCTGCAATAATAAGTACTGCTGCTGCAACACTTGGACCTTCCATAACAGTTGATAAACTATCATACAAGTTCCTCATAATAGATACAGGATCATTATCTAGATTCTGTTGAACCCATTTCTTAACATCATTAAACTTCTTACTTCTCAATAAAGAAACAAGAGAATCAACATTAGCATTACCTAACGTTGCAAGGATTCCAGTGTCGATAGCACCTGTAGAGCCATATCTCTGGAGTTCATTAAGTGTTCTTCTGAAGTCTGGGAAGTACTTTTGGATGACTTGCACAACCACTTTGTCATTGAACCGTACCTCCTCTCTGGTAAGGATGTCTCTGCAGCGTTCAAAGAACTGAGCTGCAAGAGTTTGTTTAGTTTTTCCTCTGACATTAAAATCAATTACAGTTGTTCTACTATGTAATGGTTCTATTATTTTGTTCTTAAAGTTACACGTGAATATGAAACGGCAGTTCTTCTGGAATTCCTCAATCGACGCACGTAAGAGGAGTTGGACATCTGGTGTTGTATTATCTGCCTCATCAATAATGAGAACTTTATGACGAGATTCAGATGTAAGAGAAACAGTAGCAGCAAAGGTCTTTGCCTGATTGCGTACAGTGTCCAAGAATCTACCCTCATCAGACCCATTAATGACATAAAAATCTGCTCCCAATTCATTACATAATGCTTTCGCAATTGTAGTTTTACCAACACCTGCAGATCCAGAAAGAAGGAGATTAGGTATCTCACCTTTTTCCAAGAAACTATTAAAGGTTTCTTTTAAATCATTAGGAAGTATACAATCCTCAATAGTCTGAGGTCTATACTTCTCAACCCAGAGATAATCATTCATTTTTTAAATACCCCAAGTTTTGACAATAACCAAAGTGTGACTATTGTCCATCCTATAACATACCACATAATTAAGTATTAGGTTCCAACGCTATAAAGTACTTAATACCATCACCTTGGAATAAAGCAACGTTAGACTTACTTATTGTAACATTATAATCAGCAAGAAGCAACTTAAGATTCTCAACTTTGAAACAAAAACAGAACTCATTCTCATTCTCACCAACTTCAACAGAGTAACTATTAGAAGTATCATTCTTCTTATCAGTTACACGAAGATTCATAGTCTGTCCATCACCAACTAAACATAAATCAGGTAACTGATATACACTAGCAGCACGTTGTAACTGTTGTAGGGTACTAGAATTCAATCTGAATTTAACATCCTCGGATGGTAGATTGATTTCTTTCTCTGGAGGTTGAGTGATAATATCTGGATCAGCATAAAAGAATCTAGTCTTAGATCTACCTGCTGTATCACTTACAGTAACATAGTTATCTGCCTGAGTATCGATCTTTGGTTTATCAAAGAGAGATAGACCACCAAGAAATACACCAAGATCATATATTGACATTTGAGAATCAAATGATTCCTCAACATCAGCATAAGCAAGGATGTTCTTGTTGATACTCAACGTACTTAATCTATTACCTGGATTAATAACGAGGGATTTATTGATAGAACAAAAGTTCTTCAATACTTCAATTGTAGGTTTAGATAATACGGTCATTTGTCATAATCAACGGTGAATGCAGAACCAGTTCCTGCGTTTACACGATCAGCTTTTTCTCGCTTATCGTTAAAGTGTAAGAGTAGTATAGCATAGTGAATGATCTTTATGATATCCTTTCTTGCTGTACCCTTTCTATCATAGCGAGAAGCATACTTTAGAATGTTACTTCTACAGAATGCTTCAGCATCTCCCACAGAATCAATGAGATCAAGAGTCTGTACATTTCCTACAGAATAATGACCTCGGTATGTGTTTGCGATATATTCGGAGATCTCTTTTAGATACTCCTCTTCATTATACTTTCTATTCATATATTGTGTTTCCTCTGGCATAATTCCATCCAGCGAATCCAAATCAGCATGCATTTTAATCCTCCAAATCAGGAAGTTTCTTTTCTACCCAATGATCTGTGTTATCAATTCCTGCTGCTTTCACATATCTCATGATATGTTCATCAATCTGATGATAGACTGGATGTAAATCCAAGTCCATATTAATATCATGAGCTATTTGTGAGATCTGATCTGCTGAGAAGCAGTGGTCAGGATGCAGGAGATCACAGCAAGGTATTCTCTTTTCGATCAACTCATTTAAGTTAATACGAATTTCGTAATCTCTGTAAACTGGCATAGGCATTAATTGCGTTCGTACTTATCTTCTTGTGACTTTTGATCACGAGTCTTACGTTCTTCATCACTTAAAGGCTTTGCCTTTAAACGATTCTTGTAAGTTTGTGCTTTACCACAGCGTACACGTGCAATTTCCTTTTCTGCGACTTTAAAGTCTTTCTCAACTTGAGTTTGAGCAGAAGCCGCAAGCTCAAATACATTTGCTTGCTGAAGATAAATCAGGGTTTCGGCATATCCCTGAAGTCGCTCAAGGAGAGCGACATTGATTGTTACCTCTAGGGCGTTTCCTTTGGCCATTATATTAGAAGGATGGTTGGTTTGTTGTTTCGGATTCAGATTCTAAACCAGCATCAACCTTGGTATATAGATCCAAAAATGATTGCTTAGTATCATCATCAAAGCGATTCACACAATTCGTAATAGCAGTCAAACGATCTCCAAAGATGCTGAATGCTTGTACTATGTGAACCAAACGACGAGTGGTGACTACTTCGTCAACACCGCCATCAAAGAAGGTCTTACGGATTACTCCCGCCCACTTAACCAGGTTATCAGCAAATTCCTTATCTGCACCTAAATTTAACAATATCTTAGTTTCTATTGCTACAGATGGATAAGATTGCTCAAAGGTTATTGGGAATCTTTCAAGAAAGGCTTCGTTGAGCACGTTAGTTCCAACAAATCTTCCGTCGTCTGAACCTTTACCTTTAGTGTTTGCGGTGGCAATGACGGTAAACCCTGCTGCTGGTTTGACGAATCTTCCAATCTTTTTAAGGAAAACTCCTTTACCTTCAAGGATGGACTGGAGGCAGAGAATCTTGTTTGAGGCAAGGTCGATTTCGTCAAGGAGCAAGACAGCCCCTCTGTTGAGAGCTTCAATAACTGGTCCGTTGTGCCAGACGGTATCACCGTTAACAAGACGGAAGCCCCCGATAAGATCATCTTCATCTGTTTCTATCGTAATGTTTACACGAATCAACTCTCTATTTAATTGAGCACATGCTTGCTCCACCCCCAAAGTCTTTCCATTACCAGATAGACCAGTAATAAAACAGGGATAGAATTGCTTGGACTGAATAATCTTCTTGAGCGAAGTAAAGTTACCAAACGGTACATAATTAGAATCCTTCTCTGGGATAAATTTTACATCTACTGCTGGTTCTGCAGCAGGAACAGCAAGATTCTTTTCAAGTGCTGCTATTTGTTGTTGACCCTTAGTCAACTTCCATCCATTACCTCTACCAAGATACTGGATTTCACCTTTTTTAGTAAGAGTCTTAAGTCTTGCTGCAACAGATGGTCCCTTAACTTTGAACTCATTTGCTGCTTTTACACAATCATTATATCCTACAACTTCTCCTACGTTCTCTTTGAACCATGTGACCAATTGGTCGTTTGTGAAGTTTGATTTGAAAGTCATTGTGTCCTTGTTTATACTTTAATTATAGCATGGGGTGTCTAGTATGTCCACCCCTATGTGCCACTATGCAATCTGGTTGATGAATGCATTTAAGATGGTTTTGTTTGCCATCTTAGAACCCATGTGCTTCTTAAAAGCACGATTAAGTTCTGCCCTTGTTGCTTCTTCACCTTTCTGTTTAACCTCAAGATCTTGAGTACCAAGACCAAGATTCTTATCAGGAATAAAGAAGGACTCAGTAAATCCTAAGGATCCTTTAACTCCAGCAAACTTCTCTTTTGCCCACTGTTTTGTTATTGATTCAGATTCTTCATAACTAAGAGAACGTAATTCTCTTTGCATCTCTCTCTTACTACAGATACGAATACCAATCCAATTGTAATCAGTAATCTGTTTAAAGAAACCTACAATCTCTCTGGTGGTGAAATTAGAATGAGAATTAATTTCTTTTGAGAATTTTGTTATAGGATCTCTAAGAACAAATCTATCTCTACTGTGGCAAAGATATCTTGTACACCAATCTTTATCACCATAATAAGTTTCTTCAGTTCTCTTCTTTAAGTAAGTCAATGGATTTGATTCACCATCAGTAAGTGCAATAACATTTACTTTAGTTACCTTATCTTCTTTTCTTAATTTACTAACAAGTTGACGAGCACAAAGAACTGCACAATCTAAAGGTGTACCACCTAATGTATACTTTCTACTATAACATATTCTACCATTATTCATAGCAAATGCTTGAAGATAAACCTGCTCCATTGACATCTCTAATGATCTTGCATTCTGTTTTGATGAAAAGAATTCAAGAAGTCTGAAGTCATTTGTTAATGTTAAATTATGATCTTGAGGATCTATCATAGCAGGATGAATCTGTGAATCTCCGTAATCTACATGTGCATTCTGGAATGCATACACTCTGAAAGGAATACCAACCTTTCTGCAGAACCATACTAAATTATAGCATTGCTTAAGAGTCTCTAATAGTTCATACTGCATAGAACCAGACCAATCAAGTAAGAAAATCAATCCATGATTTTTACCTTCAGGAACTACCTGTATTCTTCTAAAGATATCATCAGTCAACTTGTACTTATGAAGTGCATTGGTATCAATAACTCCACTCTTAGAAGTGGCAGTCCTCTGATACTCATTAGCAGACTTCTTCATCTCGAATTGTTTTACAAGATAGTTAACTGATTTCTGTGCATCTTTCTTATAGAGTTTATAATGATCTCTGGCATACTCAATATTATTATTGTAATATGTTTGCTCATCTTCATCACGAAATGCCTGACCTTCAAAGTGATAATATAAATCTTCCTGAACTTCTTTATAACTAACAATTGCTTTCTCAACATCTAACTTAGGAAGTTCAAGATAGATTGTTTCTCTTCCATCATTCTCTTTAACTATAGTTTCTAATGCTTGTTGTAATGCTACATCAGTCTTACAATCTGTTTCACTTACACAATCAGTACCTTCCTTATAACTTGGAATATCTAAATCAGATTCATAAGCTTCTCTATCCTCTTCCTCTTCTTCTCCTTCTCCATTACCATCTCCCTCTTCACCATCATCAGAATCTATAGGTTCAGATTCACCTTCCTGATCAGGAGTAACTTCTTCTTGCTCATCAGTATCTTGAGGAAGATCCCAATCTAAATCTAACTTCTCTTGATTTAATTCTTCGTTCTCTTCATCCTTACTCTTAGCATAATCATATAGATCATTAGATAGATCTAAAACATCGTCAAATGTATTAGTCTTACCAGCACGATCAACAAATACCTGCTCTTCATCAGTAAACTCAATCTGATTAGAACCTTTAAAGTATAGGTTAATACGATCAATCAATGCTAAGTCATTAGGATCTTCATCAGCACATCCAAAGAAATCTTTATGCCATAGTTCACGATACCCTTCATAGAATGTCTTGCGAAGACCAGGATAGGTCTGCTTCATAAGACGTTCTATTCTTGCATCCTCTATAACGTTCACAAATCCCTTAGGAGCATTTACAGGCACGTTAGGGGTGTATAGAGCATGTCCTACTTCATGTCCCACCAGAATGTCGTATACGGTCTCTGAAGCGTCCTTCCAGATAGGTAGGGTCAATACACGATTGTTAA